CTTGCAGGCAGTTTCAAATTCTTCGAGAGTCATCATCTGCTTGATGGCCGGATGAAGATCGCGAGGATCGCCGTCGATCTTAGGTTTGCCCTCTTTGTCTCGGACAAGCCCATAACCTCGGGCTTTTGCGCGGGGCGCCCGGGCGGTTCCGTTAAGCTTCATCAGCAGAGTCTCCTTTGTTCTCCGGTGCGCCAGACAGTGACTTTCGTTTGCGGCTCGGCAATTCAACCGCACAGCCTGCTTCAACCGCAGCCCTTGCGCAGGCTCCGTTTACCTGATCGCCGCCAAAGAACCAGAATTGCTTTCCGACTCCTTTGGGGTAATAGAACGGATGAGTTATTCTGGCTTTCATCTCTATCTCCTAAAAGGTAGGAGGGGCCGTGAAAGCCCCTCCCATTGATCAGGTCGCAGCGACCGAAGTGCCGACCGGGCTGGCGTCCGGTACGCGATGGCCGTTGTAGAGAACGGCGATCACCGAAACGTCAGCATCCGTGCCGGTGGTGCCGGTGTAGTTGACGCGGGCATACCGGCTGTTGCCTCGATAGCCGATGATCCCGGCAATGGAGTTGTCCGCGTCATCCGCGGTTTCCGTCAGGGCCGTTTCAAGGCCGTTCAGGTCCCCATCGGCAACTGCGGAGGCACCCGCCGCCGTCGAGTCGTCGCCTTCCTGCACTTCGGCCGAAAAGCCGGAGGCCGTGCCGGCGTCCGTGATGGTATTGCTGACGGGGATGAACAGGCACGAGTCCCATCCCCGCATGTCCACCCAATCTGACGCAGCCGGAGTGGTCCCCGAAAGCGTCACGTTGCCTAGGTGAACAACTTGCACGTTGTTCTTAAAGTCACGCATTGTCATGGCCCTCCTTAGTCAGCCAGTTTGATGATCTTCAGCGCGTCAAAGTCGATGACGTCACCGCCGACCCTTTTGGTCGTGTAGAACTTGACGTAGGGTTTGGCCGTGTACGGATCGCGCAGGACACGAATGCCCATGCGGTCAACGATCTGATAGGCCGCCGCCATGTCACCGACAGCCACGACGAGTGCATCGTCAGCGACATCGGCCATGTCCTCGAACTCCGCGACAGGATAGCCAAGAAGGCTCGAGGGCTCGCCGGCCTGAACCGAAGGCTGCCAGTGGTAGTTGCCGTTGCTGTCCTGCATCCGGCGAACGACGCTGAGAGTCGAACGGTTCATAAACCACGCCGCGCGCTGGCGGTACGGCCCCTTCAAGGCGTAGAGTGCCTGAATGAACGTGTCGATCCCCGAGGGGTCGGCGACGAAACCGCCGGCAACTCCGGTATCGAACTGTTCGATTGCGCCATACTCGAAGGTCCCGGCGGTCGTCCAGTCGTCGTAAGTCATGAAGCCACGAGGCTTGCCGACGCCGTTACCGGTCACGAAGGCTGCGTTCTCGGTCCGCGAAAGCTTGTCAGCGATCTTGGCGGCAAGCCAGCCTTCCATGTCGATCATTGCGTCGTCGAGAAGCTGCTGCGTCGCCCGGGGTTCAGCGTATTGCTCGTGAACCGGGATGCGCCAGCGATCGAGTTCCGGCGTATCGGTCTCGGAACGAGTGCCGGTCTCCGAAACCCAGCCGCTGGAAGCTTCGTCGAGATCAGCGATGCCTTCGAGCGCGTCGGTGGAGATGACCTGCGTCGAAGCCCACGCCCGGACAGGCGAAGTTTCGAAAAGAAGCTGAACGAGCCGGCCGGACGTATCCGGGTCCACGACATAGCCGCCGTCCGGGTCGGAGCCAACCGAAAGGGCCTTCTTCTCATCCGCCGAAAGCTCATCTTTGCCTTCGCGGACAAACTTCTCGAAGGCCGCTTTGTAGGCTTTCGCCTCGGCATGGCCGAACGCCTCAGGCATGTTTTTGCCCTTGCGGAACTGAGACGCGACCGAGGCCCAATTGTAGGCTTTGGTGTCGAGTTCTTCCTGATCGACCTCTTTGCCGTCGAGGAAGATTGTCTTCCGCTTCGTGGCGACATGCAGCTTGTCGATAATTTCCTGCTTCTTCTGCAGGTCTTCGTCGATCCGCTGAAGCTTTTCCTCAATCAGCGGGTCAGCGTCTTCTTTTTTGAGGAGCGAGTCGAGCTGCTCCTTATGCGTGGCTTTGAACTCCTCAAAACCCCGATTGACCTCATCGACCGCCTTCGTGACGGCCTCGAAGTCGAAGTTTCCATCAGGCATGAAATTTCTCCTTGAGCCCTTGGATTGACTTGCTGAGGACTTGAGGTGGTTCACGGCGCCCTCGTAGCCATGCTGGCTTACAAGGTCCGCAAACCTACCGGGCACCCCTGCTTTCCGCAGAAGGCGCGCGATTTCTTCGGCCGACTGGATGTTCTTGACATCGGTAACAGTGGCCTCTGTATTCATCGGAAAGGTCACAACAGAGACTTCCCAAAGTTCGACCTCTTTCAGGCGGCGGGCCGACTTCTTTCCGGCCTCTTTGACCATTTCGTAGTCGAGGGTCCGATAACCGATTGACAGGCCGTCAACGGCTCCGGCCTTCATCAGGGAAAGGACCTCGCGACCGCGCTGAACATCAGGCAGAAGTTGGCCGGTGACTTTCAGGCCCTTCTCATCTACAGAGAAGGACTTCCAGACGCCGATTGGCTGAGACGGGTCATGTTGCCATAGCATTTTGGGCCGCCGAGTGCCCGACTCGATGGCTTTGATCGAGCCGTCAAAGGCTTTCGGATCGACAATATCGCCGCCCTGATCAATGTTGTTGAACATAGAGCCATAGCCGGAGAAGATGCCTTCTTCTGCGCTTTTCAGCTCAATGTCAAATTCGATGTTTTTATACTCCATCCTCATGCCTCGCTGTAAGTTTGTATGCACCTGCAGTTGATGACGTTCCCTGCAGAGCCTGCGGGGTCTCCGGGAAAGTTAAGAAGTTCTTGGCTACCGCCGAGCTTTGGCACGGCAAAGCGGGAATTGAGCGGGACTTTGACGCCCTGCATCATTCGGTGGGAGAACTCGGAGCCGTTAAGAAAGCTGCGAGTCCGGTCGTCCACAACGGTGTTCCAGATTTTCGCCAGCGGTATTTGAGACTGCGTGGCGAAAAGGTGAGAGACAAACTGCGAAGATGAGTGGACTTCTGTGCGAGTGATTAACTCTGCCCGGGTTCTCGCGAGATCAGGCACCTTATCAGCAAGGGAGGAGAATACTGTTTCAGATGCTTGACCCCGCGAGAGACCCCCCAGGACAAGGGACCGAATTTGTTGTTCAGTTGTGCGGATGACCTGCGCGGCATTGCGAGCCCCATAACGGCTGACGTAGTCTGAGGCTGCCCTGCGGACGGACTCATCGCGGACTGAGGCTTTAGTCATATGCTTGAAGCCGTCAGCGAAGTGCTGTGTGATTAGGTCGGCCGAGAACCGGGCTGAGTCAATCCAAATTTCGGTCAGCTTCTCAGTGATCGCCCGCCGGAAGGGCTGAGACAGCGGCCGAGGTAGTTGAGACTGAGCAAGGCCGATCGTCGCCTCATCCATGGCCGCCGTGAGAACCTCGGTTAGCTCGGGTATCCGGGTCTTCTCAACCATCACCATGCCGGCCACCATCTTATCAACGAGTTCCATAGGCGAACTCCTTGGCAATCTGGGCGGCTTCATCAACGTCGTCAGCAGAGTCTGCAGGCGGCTCGCTTCCACGCTTGCGGATTTCGGACATGAGGGTGGTGCCAAGTGGCTTGGGGAGCGGATCGTAACCTTTGAGAGCCCGGCTTTCGTTGAGCGTCAGGTCGTCCGACTCATTCGCCATCTCCCAAAGCTTCATCCGCTTGTCGGCGATTGCCTCGATCTTGTCCTTGTTCGGGCGAATTTCAAGGCCCGGATAATAAGGGTCGAGCCAGACGCTGAAGGCCGAGCCGATAAAGTCGAGCAGCGGCAGCACGGTGTCCTCGTAGAAGCCAAGTCGGGCCTCACGGTAGTTGGCGTAGGTGTTATCGCCGGGAATGTTGAGCAGCAGGGGCGGGACGCCGAAAGCGAGTGAGATATCGCGGGCGGCCGACTCTTTCGTGCGGAGGATTTCCATGTCCATCGGGCTGAGCCCCATCGACTCCCACTTCATGCCGCCCTCGAGAAGCATCGGCCGCCCGGCGTTTTCTGAGCCGGAATACATCTGCTCGATCTCAGCCTTGGTCCGATGGAACTCCTCGTCAGAAAGAGCCGTCTCTTTATCCACGACGAGGGCGCCTGAGGGGCGGGCCGAATTTTGCAACAGGGACTGGACCCAGTTCATTGATTCATTATGCTGGTCAACGGCGTAGGCCATCGCCTCAATCGGAGACATACCGTACCAGTCATCGAGGGGGTTGAACAGCTTGAGGTGAAGGATCGGAGATTGGCCTGTAAGCTGATCGGCGGGGTAGCGGATGACTTGCTGGTTGACGCGATACTCGAAGCCAGCGGGCATTCCGGTTTGACCTTTGATGACAGTCATCCGGTCAGGGCGGAGGGGCCAAATTTCGGCGGGCAGGCCAGCGGAGTTCTCTACCATCTCATTGTAAAGGTTCCCGGCCAGCATAAGGTAAGCGATCTGGCTCATCCACCAATCGGGCCGAGTCTGCATCGGGTTCGGGCGACGAAGCAGATCGGTCACCGGGTGGCCCTCCTGATACTCGCCGTTGATGTAGACCTCCCACTCGATGGAGGAAACGGATGACCCGAGGCGCCGGATTGCTGAATAGGCGATGTTGTTTAGCTGATAGGCTTCCTTGGC